GCGACCGACAGCACGTCTGAGAGCGTCGCAGCGACGCCGAAAGCGGTTAAGACGGCGTATGACCTTGCGAAAGGGAAATACACGGCTCAGGACGCCACCACGGCGCAAAAGGGTATCGTCCAGCTCAGCAGTGCGACCGACAGCACGTCTGAGAGCGTCGCAGCGACGCCGAAAGCGGTTAAGGCAGCGTATGACCTTGCGAAAGGTAAATATTCGGCTCAGGACGCCACCACGGCGCAAAAGGGTATTGTCCAGCTCAGCAGCGCGACCGACAGTACGTCGGAGGCGCTGGCGGCGACACCGAAAGCGGTTAAGGCTGCGTTTGATGCCGCTAAGTCTGCTAATCAAAATGCTGAAGGTCGCGTGCCAAAGGGTGCGGGCCTGAATACCTATGCTGAATCATTTGCCGATGTTGCTGTTGATTTGAGGACGCGAAGCGGCTTTTTTAACGGCTCCTCTGTAAAAAATGGCATGCCCGGCGGACATACGTGGAAGCAATACATCAACGCCGCACACTCTAATACTCAGGGCTATAACACCGTCATTGGGATTGATTTTGATGGCAATGTCATTGGTTTTGCCGCTGTTACGGCAGGCGTTTTTAAGGGCTGGAAACTTATTCATCATGATGGATATAACAATTACCCGGTAGGTGCGCCTATTCCGTGGCCGTCTGATACGGTGCCAGCCGGTTACGCCATCATGGCCGGTCAGGCGTTTGATAAATCTGCATATCCACTTCTGGCGGCGGCATTTCCTTCAGGAGTCATCCCGGATATGCGCAGCTGGACGATTAAGGGGAAACCCGCCAGCGGTCGCGCAGTGCTGTCACAGGAGCTGGACGGCGTTAAGTCGCACACCCACGGCGCATCGGCTTCATCAACCGATCTCGGCACGAAAAATACCAGCGCTTTTGACTACGGGACGAAAACGACCAGCGCCTTTGACTACGGAACAAAGTCATCAAACAGCACGGGTGCACACACGCACAGTGTTTCCGGTACAGCAGCAAGCGCGGGTGCTCATAACCACTCCGTCCCTGTGTGGGTTGGCAGCGGGGGGGCTGGTGCTGGCCGATATGTGGATCGTAATGAGTTTAATAACGCACAGAACAACAACCCAAATGGTCCGCCAACAACAACTTCGGGCGCTCATACCCATACCGTTTCAGGAACGGCGGCCAGCGCTGGCGCACATGCGCATACGGTAGCTGTAGGCGCTCACACGCATACGGTGGCTGTCGGTTCGCACACTCACTCGGTTGTTATGGGGGCGCACACACACACCATCACCGTTGCCGCCGCCGGTAACGCAGAGAACACCGTCAAAAACATTGCTTATAACTACATTGTGAGGCTTGCATAATGGCTTTTAAATTCTCAGAAAAAGACCGCACTATCCGAATTTATAACCTCCGCGCAGACACCCGGGAGTTTATTGGCGCGGGTGATGCCTATATACCGGCGAATACGGGTCTACCGGCAGACTGCACCAATATTGCCCCCCCCGACGTGCCGGAGGGAAAGATCGCCGTATTCAACGGAACAACGTGGGCGCTTGTCGAGGACTACCGAAATCAAACGCTCTACAGCAAAGAAACAGGCGAGCGCGTTTATATCGCCGCGCCCGGTGCTTTACCTGCCGATGTGACGACCATTGCCCCTGACGGAAACTTTATGCGCTGGGGTGGCGAAAGCTGGGAGAAAGACACGGAGGCAGAACGCGCCGCAGCGGTGTTATTTGCGGAAGGTGAAAAAAAACGGCTGATGCAGGAAGCTACGCTCACGATTGAAACATTACAGGATGCTGTCGATTTGGGGGAGGCGAGCGAGAACGAGGTCAGCATGTTGACGGTGTGGAAAAAGTACCGTGTTTATCTTAGCCGGGTTTCCCCTGATGCCGCGCCGGATATTGAATGGCCTGCACTCCCGGTGTGAAAGGTTTCTGACAGATATAAAAAACCCGCGTTAAGCGGGTTTAGTCATAGGGGCATTCTTCATAGTCATTTTCTGCTTCATCACCGGCAAACAGTCTGAGCCAGCAAAAGCCAAACAGACACCATGCAGTCAGACTACCAACAATACAGAGTAAAATCGTCATTCTCGCTCCCTCGTTAATGGCGCAACGATAGCGACAATATCCCTTCATTGATAATGGTTATCGGCGATCAATTTCCCCTGATTGATCGCTGAAAACGATCAATCATCTTTCCCGCACGCCCCGACCGCTCGCTGACCGTTGTGCTGACACTCCTCCAACGGCATTACGTTTCGCACGCCTCTTACACATCAGAAAATAGTTGCACCCCTTAACCACGGAGTTAAACGGATGAGCGACTATCATCACGGCGTCGAGGTCATCGAGATTAACGATGGCACTCGCACCATTTCCACCGTCTCGACGGCCATCATCGGCATGGTCTGCACGGCCAGCGATGCTGACGAAAAGACATTTCCACTCAATGAGCCGGTGCTGATTACCAGCGTGCAAAACGCCATCGGTAAAGCCGGTAAACTTGGCACCCTGTCAAAATCCCTGCAGGCCATTGCCGACCAGTGCAAACCGGTTGTTGTGGTTGTGCGCGTTGCCGAAGGTATCGACGACCCGGAAGACCCGGAAGCGGCGCAGAAAGAGACCATTTCCAACATCATCGGCACGACTGACGAAAACGGCAAATACACCGGGCTTAAGGCGCTGCTGGCTGCAAAAACCGTCACCGGCGTTAAACCGCGCATTCTCGGCGTGCCGGGGCTGGATTCTCAGGAAGTGGCGACCGCGCTCGCGGCAACCTGTCAGAGCCTGCGCGCGTTTGGCTATATCAGCGCGTGGGGCTGCAAGACCATTTCTGAAGCTATTGCCTACCGCGAGAATTTCAGCCAGCGCGAGCTGATGGTCATTCACCCTGATTTTCTGGCATGGGACACCACGGCGAACGATACCGATATTGCATGGGCGACCGCCCGCGCGCTCGGCCTGCGTGCCAAAATCGACCAGGAGACCGGCTGGCACAAAACGCTTTCTAACGTCGGCGTGAATGGCGTCACCGGCGTCAGCGCCTCGGTCTCGTGGGATTTGCAGGAGAAAGCCACCGACGCAAACCTGCTTAATCAGGCCGGTGTCACCACGCTTATTCGTAACGACGGCTTTAAATTCTGGGGCAACCGTACCTGCTCAGATGACCCGCTTTTCCTGTTTGAAAACTACACCCGCACGGCGCAGGTGCTTGCCGACACGATGGCGGAGGCGCACGCGTGGGCGATTGATAAACCCGTCACCGCAACGCTTATCCGCGACATCGTCGCCGGTATGAATGCGAAATTCCGCGAGCTGAAAAATAACGGCTATATCGTTGACGGCTCCTGCTGGTACGACCCGGAGTCAAACAGCGTGGAAACGCTCAAGGCGGGGAAACTGTATATCGATTACGACTACACCCCCGTCCCGCCGCTGGAAAACCTGACCCTGCGCCAGCGCATCACCGATACCTATCTGGCGAACCTGTCAGACTCGGTCAACAGCTAAGGAGCTCAGAGCATGGCGTTACCACGCAAACTGAAATACCTGAACATGTTTAACGACGGTCTCAGCTACATGGGCGTCGTTGAATCCGTCACCCTGCCAAAGCTGACCCGTAAGCTTGAGAAATATCGCGGCGGCGGGATGCCGGGCTCGGTGTCGATTGACCTCGGCCTCGATGATGACGCGTTGTCACTTGAGTGGACGCTCGGCGGTCTGCCTGATATCGAACTGTGGGCGCAGTATGCGTCACCGGGTGCGGATAGCGTGCCGCTGCGTTTTACCGGCTCATACCAGCGCGATGACACCGGCGCAATTTCTGCCGTTGAGGTGGTCATGCGTGGCCGTCATAAAGAGTATGACGGCGGCGAAAACAAACAGGGCGAAAGCGGCACGACCAAAATCTCGACCGAGTGCACTTACTACCAGCTCACGATTGACGGGAAAGAGGTCATCGAGATTGACGTCATCAACATGGTGATGAAAGTCGACGGCGTCGACCGTCTGGCTGAACACCGTAAGGCCATCGGCCTGTAACCCCTTAACCGGTCAGTCAGGCTGGCCGGTCACTTAACTTTGACGAGACCAACATCATGGAAAACATCAACGAAACCGAAAACTCAAACATTGTGATCCTCGATAACCCCATCATGCGCGGTGAGCAGAAAATCGAGCAGGTGACCGTCACAAAACCCAACGCGGGAACCCTGCGCGGTGTGAGTCTGGCCTCTCTGGCAAACTCTGACGTCGATGCGCTGATTAAGGTGCTGCCGCGCATGACGTACCCGGCGCTCACCGAGCATGAGGTCATGCGTCTGGAAGCGTCAGACCTGATTTTGTTCGCCGGTAAGGTGGTCGGTTTTTTGTCGCCATCTTCGGCTCGCTGACGTTCCCCGATAACCTTTCGGTCGATGACCTGATGGCGGATATCGCGGTGATTTTTCACTGGCCGCCATCAGAGCTGAATTCCCTGAGCGTGACCGAGCTCATCACATGGCGCGATAAGGCGCTGCAGCGAAGCGGAAACCACCATGAGCAATAACGTCAGACTTGAGGTGCTGCTTAACGCAGTAGACCGGGCAAGCCGACCGCTCAAAGCTATCCAGAACGCCAGTAAATTCCTTGCTGGCGATATCCGCACTTCTCAAAACACCCTGCGCGATCTGAATGCGCAGGCGTCCCGAATTGACGGATTCAGGAAAGCGAGCGCACAGCTTGCCGTGACCGGTCAGTCGCTTAACAAAGCGAAACAGGAGGCCGCAGCACTGGCCGTCCAGTTTAAAAACACCGAAAACCCCACTAACGCGCAGGCGCGCGCGATGGAGGCGGCAAAGAAATCCGCCGCTGACCTGCAGCTCAAATATAACGGGCTCAGGCAGTCGGTGCAGCGCCAGCGCACGGAGCTCGCGCAGGCCGGGATAAATACCCGCACGCTGTCGGCAGACGAGCGCCGTCTGAAATCCAGCATCAGTGAGACAACCGCGCAGCTTAACCGGCAACGTGATGCACTGGCGCGCGTCAGTCAGCAACAGGCCAGACTCAGCGCGGTAAAAAGCCGCTATGAATCCGGGCAACAGCTCGCCGCCGGTGCGCGTAATGCCGGGATGGTGGGCGTCGGGGTGGCGACCGCCGGGCTTTATGGTGCGTCACGCTTTATTGCGCCGGGTATCGGTTTTGATAAGCAGATGTCAGGCACGCAGGCGATCCTCGGGCTCGATAAGGGCGACGATAAGCTCGCGGCCATTCGTCAACAGGCGCGTGATATCGGTGCGACAACCGCCTTTTCGCCGGGTGATGTAGCGCGCACGCAGACCACGCTCGCACGCTCGGGCTATAACGCCGATGACGTGCTGGCTGCGACCGGTTCGACCGTAAACCTCAGCCTCGCGGCCGACGTGGATATCGCAGAAGCCGCCGACATTATCACTAACATGCAGTCGGCATTTAACCTGCCGACCACCGAGATTGAGCGTGTCGCGGATGTGATGACGAAAGGCTTTACGTCATCAAACACCGGCCTCGTCGAGCTGGGCGAGGCGATGAAATATGTCGCGCCAATTGCTGAGGCTGCAGGTGCGAGCATCGAAGACACGACCGCCATGCTAGGCATTCTGGCGGATAACGGGATTAAAGGCTCGATGGCCGGTACGGGCGCGAGTGCCATTTTCAACCGTCTGCAGGCTCCTGTGGGTAAGGCCGTTGAGGCCATTTCTGAATTAGGCGTGAAAACCCGCGACGGCAAAGGGAACATGCTGCCGGTCGAGAAAATCCTCAGAGATATTCACAAGTCCTTTGCGAAAAACAAGCTCGGTACGGCGGAGCAGGGCGAATATCTGAAAGTCATCTTTGGTGAGGAGGCCATGAAGGGGGCGATTAAACTCGTCGCCGCTGCCGGTGATGGCTCGCTCGATAACAAGCGCCAGCAAATCCGCGACTCAAAAGGCACGACCGAGCGCATAGCGAAAATACAAACGGATAACCTCGACGGCGATCTGAAAAATCTGCAGTCAGCATGGGAAGACCTGCAGATTGAGGTTTTCGAAAAAGAAGACTCAGCACTGCGTCGCCTGACGGTTTCCGCGACAGACTGGCTCGGCAAGGTGGCCGCGTGGGCGAAAGCTAACCCTGAACTGACGCAAACCCTGTTTAACCTTGTCGCCGGTGGTCTGGCGCTGGTTGGGGTGCTCGGCGGGATTGGTCTGATTGCATGGCCTGTCATCGCAGGAATAAACGCGATTATCGCTGCTGCTGGCATGCTGAGCGTCGTTTTCACCACTGCAGGAAGTGCCATTGTCGCGGCATTAGGGGCAATCAGTCTGCCGGTGATCGCGGTGGTCGCTGCCGTGGTGGCCGGTGCGCTGCTTATCCGTAAATACTGGGAGCCAATAAGCGCATTCTTTTCGGGTGTGGTGGAGGGGCTTAAAGCGGCCTTTGCGCCGGTGGCTGAAATCTTCTCGCCGCTCGCGCCGGTGTTTGATTCCATCATCGAAAAACTGCGCGGGGTCTGGCAGTGGTTCACTGACCTGATAGCGCCGGTTAAGGCAACGCAGGAGACGCTCGACAGCTGCAAAAATGCGGGGGTGTTGTTCGGTAAGGCACTGGCCGACGCGCTGATGTTACCGCTCAATAGTTTTAACAAACTGCGCGGCGGCGTTAACTGGTTACTGGAGAAACTCGGGGTTATCAATAAAGAGTCGAGCGACCTTGACCAGAAAGCCGCAAAAGCCAATGCCGCAGCGGCCACGAATAACGAGCCATATATCCGACCAAACATCGTCTATGGCGTTAATCCGATGTATCAGCCGGTGACGGCTCCTGCCGGAAAGACCTATGTTGACCAGAGCAAACCTGAATATCACATCACTTTACAGGGGGGCGTCGCCCCGGGCAGTGACCTCGACCGCCAGCTCAGGGAGGCCGTCGATAAACTCGACCGGGAAAATCGTGCGCGCCAGCGCTCAAGTATGCGCCATGACTGATGAGGGCTAAAGCATGTTAATGGTACTGGGTTTATTTGTATTTGAGCGCCGAACGCTGCCGCATCAGTCGATGCAGTATTCAAAGGACTACCGCTGGGCGTCTAACGACCGCATCGGCAAACCACCGGCCTATCAGTTTCTCGGGGAGGGGGAAACCTCGCGCACGCTCTCGGGCGTGCTCTACCCCGAAATCACCGGCGGTCGCCTCTCACTGACCGCCATCGAGCTGATGGCCGACGAAGGCAGGGCGTGGCCGCTGATTGACGGAACGGGCATGATCCATGGCATGTATGTCATCGATAAAGTGACCCATACGCACAGCGAATTATTCAGCGACGGCGCGGCCAGAAAAATCGAGTTTAGCCTCTCGCTGAAACGGGTCGATGAGTCGCTCGCGGCGATTTATGGCGACCTGAAAACGCAGGCCGACAATCTGGTTACATCTGCCGGTAACTGGCTGGGAGGGCTGGCGGGATGATTACGGGTATGAATATTCAGGCTGGTGCAAAGATTGCCCCGGCGTTTATGCTCAAGCAGGATAACGAAGATATTACGCAGGATTTCAGCGACAGGCTAATTTGCCTGACCATGACGGACAATCGCGGATTCGAGGCCGACCAGCTCGATATCGAGCTCGATGATACCGACGGGCAAATCGCTATGCCTCCGCGCGGCGCAACGTTAACGCTGTGGCTGGGCTGGCAGGGTAGCGCCCTGATAAAAAAAGGCATCTTTACGGTAGATGAAATTGAGCACCGTGGCGCGCCAGATACGCTGACCATCCGGGGGCGCAGCGCTGATTTTCGCGGGTCGCTGAACTCACGCCGGGAACAGTCATGGCACGATACCACACTCGGGGTAATTGTGGAGACCATCGCTGCACGCAACAAGCTGACGGCCAGCGTGGCGGATACGCTGAAAGCGATCCCCGTCCATCATATTGACCAGGCTCAGGAATCCGACGCGGTGTTTCTGTCCCGTCTGGCTGACCTTAACGGTGCGGCGGTTTCGGTAAAAGCGGGAAAACTTCTGCTACTGAAAGCCGGGAGCGGCATGACGGCCAGTGGCCGGAGCATTCCGCTGATGACGCTTGAACGCGGTGACGGCGACCGGCACCAGTTTGCGATTGCTGACCGCGAAGCATACACCGGCGTAACGGCAAAATGGCTGCACACCAAAGACCCGAAACCGCAAAAGCAAAAGGTGAAGCTCAAACGCAAGCCAAAGGTACAGCACCTGCGCGCGCTGCAGCATCCGAAAGTGACCAAAACCACTGCAAAGATAAAAGCCAGAAAAGAGCAGGAAGCCCGCGAGGGTGAGTATATGGCCGGTGAGTCTGACAACGTGCTGGAGCTGACAACCATCTACGCGACAAAGGCGCAGGCCATGCGCGCCGCTCAGGCAAAGTGGGACAAGCTGCAGCGCGGCGTCGCGGAGTTTTCAATCTCGCTGGCTATTGGCAGGGCTGATTTATTTCCTGAAACGCCGATAGCGCTGAAAGGCTTTAAGCGCGTTATAGACGAGCAGGCTTGGATCATCAGCCGGGTGGAGCATAACCTTAACGGGAACGGCTACACGACGGGCTTAGAGCTTGAGGTTAAGGTTTCGGATGTGGAGTATGAAAGCGAAGAGATAACTCAGTAAAGTTGTTTATGTGTTTGATGTTAAAGGTTTTAATTGTTAAAATTGTTGCATCAATAACGCTCTGAGGTGCTCGCCATGTTTCACTGTCCAAAATGCCATTACGCCGCCCACGCTCGCACTAGTCGCTATTTTTCCGACACGACAAAAGAGCGTTATCATCAGTGCACAAACATCAACTGCAGTTGTACGTTTGTCACCACTGAAACGATAGAGCGCTTTATCGTTTCGCCGGGGGTAGTAGTGCCAGCGCCGCCGCACCCGACCCAATCAGGCCAGCAACAAATCCACTGGATGTGACCAAAAGAAAGCCCCGCAAATGCGGGGCTTTTTATAATCTATTACCTGTATTAAAAATTGTTAAAAAAAATGATTTTCTGACCTAATGTAACTTTAGTGGCAGCTTTATAAAATCTCATTTTGCTATACGATGACACTGAACTAAGGCTATTGATTATTGTCTTTTTTTCAAGATAATGAGTACTTCTCTGAATTCTGAGTGTCTAAAATGCATTCAATCTTCCCCTTATGGGTAACAGACGTCGCTACGATAGCCACACTGGTGGGTTTTTTTATGACCTTATGGGTTGTCCGCACAACCAATCATCTTAAGGACAAGTTCAAGGGGAGAGTAAGAATCCCTGAAATATCAGAGGATCTCAATGTAAGCGCCTCTAAAATCGCAGAATTATTGCGTAAGAGAGAGGGGCAAGGCAATTGGGATGCGATAAAAGATGATGTTTCAAAAGAAATTGGTGATTGTATACCTCTTATCGAAAGCCTCATTGATAAGGTCAACAGCGGAGATAAATCGTCAGTCATAATGTTGATGGATAAGTTCGCTCCAAAATGTGGTTTTTTAAGACGACGTAAAAAAATAACTGGGCTTGACCAAAATCTTGCTTGGGATTTATATAGTGAATTAACCTCTCTCATTAAGAGACTTGAGCAGATTCAAAAAGACATGAGGTTCGATATATGA